ACAATACTAATTTCAGTAACTTGATAGGAACTCCCTTGAGTTACTTGAACTTGATATTTTGCAGATCTGTATTCGGATGCACTAAAACTATCTATACTTGTTTGTGATGTAGTGGTTGTAGTTGCAGAGTTTGATTCAATAGCAGATACTACAGGACTTCCAAAATAAACACCACTTCTTGCAGTGACTATTCCAACAGAATCTATATTTGTAACGTCATCATAGGTAAGTGTTCCTGCAATTGAAACATTGCCTGTGAAAGTAGCAGCAACACCTGTAATATTTGTTACAGCAATGGTTGGTGTTCCAGTTAGTCCCTGAGCGTTTGTAGAAACTCCTGCAGTCGTTGCAAAGGTTGCAATACCTGCTACGGATGCATAATCAGAATCACCACCACCTCCTCCACCAGAAGCATCAGCACCTACGAATTTTTTAGTTGATGAGTTATATTGAAGATACTTTCCATTTACTAGTGCCGTATCTCTATCAATATCATCAAGAAACTCAAGACGAACTTCACCACCACCACCTTGCATATTAACAAGGTTTTTGAGATATTCTAACTCTCTTCTTATCTTTAATATTTCTGGATCATCAGTTTGTTCTCTAACTTCTTCTTTAGATTTTATTGTATCTAAAATTTTAAGAGCGTGATCAATAGTGTCTTCTTCTATTTCCTCCTCTATTTCTTCCTCTTTTATTTCCTCAACTGCTGGTTTACTTGGTTTCTTTTTACTGCCAATTTCTTTCTTTAGTTCTTCATAATCATCTTGTTTCTTCTCAATGATTATTTCTTCTTCTTTTGGCTCCGCAAATAACCAAGACTCAAGCGCCTTTACTTGACGTTCTTCTTTTTCTTTTTTCTTCTTTTCCTCCGCTACAGATACTTTGACTTGATTAAACATTGAATCAATGTCAAAATCTCCCACTAGAGATTGGAACTCATCTTCCTTCTCTTTCTTTGCTTTACCTATGAGTGAGAAAAAATCTTTTAAGTCTGATGTCATTTTTTACTTTGATCTTTCAGAAGTTTTGCTAATTCTGCAGTTGATCCCACGAATAATGCATTGGTGACATTGGATGGTCCTGATTGTTTTTCTTCTTCAACATCTTTCAGTTTTTTCTGAAGATCCATCAATTTATCAGTGGCATCTGCTACATTTTTAATTAGTTGTCCAGCAACTTCATATGCTCTAGGCATTTCACTTTCTTGTGCTAATTCAAGAATGCCATTTATTGCTTCCTGACCCTTTTCAATTATACTGTAAAGATTACCTCGTGTGTATTCATAGTCTTTTTTAACATCATCTACTGAAGATTTAACTTTGTCAATTTTATTATTGACAACCTCGGGTTGAACAATATCATCAACTACATCAAATTCTTCATTTAAACTGTCAAATTTACTTGTCATACTAAACTACCACTAAATCCAAAATCATCACCTTCTTCAATCAATGCATTATCAGCAGCGTTAATGATATGAACTGGTGCTCCTCTTAAATGTTCAGATATGGTAGTTCCGTCTTGTCCTCTCAGAACAGTTAGTTTATTTCCTGTTATAGATTTAATGAATAACAATTCACCTTCAACATCAATACGAGATTTAGCGGTTAAACCGCTTGCATCTTCAACTTCAAATGTTTTAAGTGTTTTGGTAATATCTGCAGAAAGTGTTGTTGTTACATCACCAGTATAATTTTTAAGTGCTCTTGGAACAGTTGTAAATGTAACTTCTCTTGTAGAATTTGTAAGATCTGTACCTGTGAGATAACTGACAGATGCTCTCTTGATGATATCTTTGGTTCCACTTGTTGCTGGGCCAAACAGATATGTTTTTGCGGTAAATCTTAGAGTATAAAGAAGAACTCTCCTAGAAGTAAAATCTCCTTCATAATCATCTTGCATTGTGATATTTTCTAAGACAACTGGAATGTCTCTTTTTTCTTTAATCGATTCAACAAGTTCTACTGAAAGATTATATGATGGTTGAAAATATGGTAAAATCTGTTCAACAATTTGAAGAGCATCATCATTTAATTTTGACATAATGCTAAGTTCAAATTGCATATTATATGGAACTGGCATGAATATCTTTTTGCTCTCAGATCCATCATCGGGATCTTTTACTGTATATTGCTGAGTCGTGCTTACTTTTCTTGAACCATCATAGGTCAATCCGGTAAACTCAAATGACATTCTTGGTAAAGTTATTGCCGTTGATTTATTTAAATCAGCAGACTGCTCAAGTCTTGCCAAAAACTTTTGAGTTGGTCCATAGGCCAAAGGAACCCTGACAACGCTAACAACGTCATCTGAAGAATTAGTTTGTTTTATCGTTATAGAATTAAAAAGAGTACCAAAAGAAATAATGGTCCTCCTTAAAATTTCGTTATAAAAATATTCAAACATCTTTGAGTCCTATAATGATATTATTGGTATAATAAAAACTATTTATGGAATACCAAATGGGTTCTGCTCAGAGAAGTCTAAAATAGAGTCTGCTTCGTTTTCTATATCAATATTATCGCTAAATCCATCATCTGTGGGATCTATTCTTACACTTAATAATCCATGAGATGCACCCGATGTCGAACCAACTATATTTTCACCAACAGTAAATTCTCCAGTAACGTTACCAACCTCAAGGGCATTTGTGGCAGAGTTCCAAGTCTTAACTCTACCTGTAGTTCCGCTAACAGATCCAGTTACTATTTCATTGAATGTAAAGTTGCCTGAAGAACTCATATTTGGATCAGACAGAGTGATCGTGGGAGCAACACTGTAACCCAAACCAGCATTAGTAATTCTAATTGACGTAATTGTACCTCCAGAACCTACAACTGCTGTTGCAGCGGCAGATACAGTGGTTACACCGCTTAAGAATACTTCATTACTGAATGTGATTGATGGCGCAGTTGTATATCCAGATCCAGAATCAGTAAGAGTAACAATCCCTACAATTCCATCACCAATCTTGGTTGTTGCTGCAGCACCTGCTCCACCACCGCCAATAAATCTTACTCCTGGTGCTACAGTATATCCAAAACCTGGATTCACAACATCAACTGCTTGAACAGATCTTGCCTTTGGATTTGCACTGTCATTACAAACAATAATTCCACCAATCATTCGAGCAGAGGCTATACCAGTGACTCCACCCGAAGGTGCAGAAGATATTCCAATTCTTGGTACTCCAGTATATCCTCCACCCCTATTAGTGACTGTAATCAATCTAATACCACCAGAAGTAACAATTCCAGTTATTGCAGTTGCTGTTACTCCAGTTCCAACTAATGTTAAAGTTTGAGCTGGTCCAACGGTTGTGGACAGACCATCTTCGGACAATCCATCAGATTCTCCGCCAGTTAGAATATCATCAATATCCTCAACACCAGTATCGATGACTTCATCTCCAAGACGGAAGAGTTCACATCTCAGTTCATAAACATAGTTCTTTTGTAATTGATAGAAAGGTTTTTCATGTTCAACAAATTTAATTTCAAACAGACGATCTCCAAGAGGAAAATAGATTAAGTCTCCTTCCTTTGGTCTGGTTGATAATTTGATATTTTCCTCATTCTTTATAAGGGGAGAGATATAAGTCTCAAATCTCTCCTTTGATATGATTAAAGTTATTTCATTTGTTGCCTGAATTCCAAACTTGGACAAGATTGTGGAAGTATCTCCATATCCTTCAAAGTTATCTACATACGCTTCAATAGGATATGCATCATCGAATTTTGATTGTATTACTTCTTTTATAACAGTATTTTCGGAAATATATTTTCTTGGAAGATAATGAACTTCAACACCATACATCCTCAACTGTTCGTTGATGAGATCTTGAATTAAATTTTGCTCAGATCTTGATCCTTGCTGAAAAAATGGATTGAGCATGAGATTAACCGATCATATCAAGTGGGGGAATTTCATAAGTATTGGACATTATTTCTCTGATAGAATCTAATTCTTTTTGTGCATCATCATAGATTTGTCTACCATTCAATTCAATACCACCAGGTAATTTAACCCCCTGAAACTTCATTAGATTTTGTCCCCATTGACGTTTAATGAGTTGAGTCACATATCTCTTAAGGAATGAATCATTCCAAACTCTTGTAAACTCATTTGGATCAAGTAATCTATAGCAATCAAGGACGATATAATTATCCTTACTTAGCTCTGAAAAATCAAGATCTAAGTAAAGTCTATCTTGTCTTTGATTAAATCTAATTTGTTTTTGTGTATTCAGCAAGAAGTCCATATCTTCAAGATAGGATCTTGTCATTGCATAAGTTAGTAATTCAGTTCCTCCAAAATAATATATGTCATTGAGGAACATTTGATATTTTACACTGAACATATTATTAGTCACAGTGTTGGCACCATCAAATTTAAAAATTTTAGTTATTCCAATAACTGATGGTGGTACTTGAATGTAATTACTATTTTCTTCGTATGAGAAAGTTACTGTTTGATTATCAATAGTTGAATCTGCAGTCGTGGTTACGATTCCAACTGTCTTGTTATTTCCCCTTGTTCTACCTCTATCAATATCTGCTTCAGTAATTTTATATTTTAGAAAAGTCTGAACAACACCATCAAAATGTCTCTCATAAAAATACTGTAGTGCATCATCTATTAGATCATCAATTTGCTCATCGGCAACATTGATTTCTAATACTGGTGCTCCCAGTTGTCTTTTACAGTAATTTACGAGGTCAGACCTGCTTGCGGGTTGAGCCATTTATACACTAATTCCGTAACTATATTTATGATGGCGCTGTAGTTATTCCTGCGATAACTAAAACATTGCCATTTACAATACTATAAA